GGTAATTCTGAAAACATGATAAAATTTTGTAATATTATGTTATTTTATCAACTTGAAGATAAAAAAATACCATATGAGCCCGGCGTAAATGACGAAAGTTATATTAATGGTTATTTTCATTTCAATCCACCTACAAAAGTAGTTTCATGTAAAGATTTTGCATTTGCGATTAGTGATAAAGGTGGTATAGGCGAAACTAGATACACTGATTTAGATGTTAATGATATAAAAAATGAATTGTTAATACATAAAAACAATTCAATAAATATACAAAACAACAAATTAACTTATGAATATTGGAATATATAAAATAACAAGTCCATCTGATAAAATTTATATAGGACAAAGTTGGGATTTAAAAAAACGTTTTAGAAAATATAAAAATTTAAAATGTGAACGTCAACCAAAAATATTTAATTCTTTAGTAAAATATGGTTTTGACAATCACACAATAGAAATAATATGCGAATTTAATTGTGATGATGTTACACAAGATATATTAGATCAAAAAGAAATTTTTTATATAAATGAGTATAAAAAAAATGGATTTGAAATGATGAATTTAGCATCAGGTGGTAGTAAAGGTAAACATAGTGAAGAAACTAAAGAAAAATTAAGAAAAATAAAAGGAACATTGCATCCTTCTTATGGTAAAAAAAGATCTAAAGAATTTTGTGAAAAAATTAAAGGTGAAGGCAATGCAAATTTTGGCAATAAAGGAGAAAAAAATCCTAATTTTGGAAAAAAACAAAGCATAGAAAGGAAATTAAAAACTAGTGGAGAAAATAATTATTGGTATGGAAAAACAGGAACAACTTCTCATTTTTTTGGAATAACTCAATCTTTTGATCAAATTGAAAAAAGATCTGGTAAAAATCACAAAAAATTAAAAAAAGTTATTGATACATTAACTTCTAAAATTTATGATACCATAGGACAAGCCTCAAAAGATTTAAATTTAACTTATTCTACTTTAGTGAGAAATATAAGTTTAAATAAATCTAGATTAAAATATTATTAAAAAAATAAAAAAATATGAAATTTAAAAATACCGACATTCATGGATATTTTATTAATCCTGAAAAATTTTCTCATAGGTTAAATGATATCACAAATACATTAAAAAGTCTTAATTTATCATCATTTACTCGTATTACATTTGATGATATATCTACAATTAGAACTGAAACAATAGCCAATGCTCACATAGCAGCGGTTGAAAATGCTATAAGTGATAATAATTTTCCATTTATTATATTTGAAGATGATGCAACTTTAATAAATGATTTTCCAGAATTTTTTGATATTCCAGATGAATCTGATCTTATATATTTAGGAGGTAGCTTATATAATTGTGGAGGCATAAAATATGATATGTATATTGAAAATTATAATGAAAATTATTATAGAGTTTATAATATGCTATCATCTCACTCAATTCTAATTACTAATCTAAAAAATGCAAAATTATATATAACTATAATGAAAAAATCAATAGAAAAATCTGAGTTTAGTGATATATATTTAGCATTATCTTCTAACGAAAATATTTTTTTAACTCCTAAGGATGGTCCATATTTTTTTCAAAATGATTACACATCTGATGTTACTAAATTTTTATGGATAGATAAAATTATAGAGGTTTTAAAATAAATTAAAAATGTTCATATTTAAAAATATGAACTTAATTAGATTTACCTGGAGTTATTTCTACATCAGGTATATTTTTTATTACAGAAAATTTCTATCCACCCTATTTATTTTAGAATCTAATGTTCTTAGATTTGTATAATAATTTAATTTTAATATATCACTATCTGTTTCTGCTATTTTTAGTTCTATTATATGGTCAATATCCCAACCATATTTATAATTTCCATTATATTTCACATAATTAGCCCAATTCATCCAAGATTCGAATTGATATTCAATATAATTTTTAAAAATTTCAAACGAACAACCAAGTATTTCTTCAGTACTTTCTTTTTTAATATATTTCTTTTTTTTTAAAGATTTATAAATTATTGTTCTTATCTTTATTTTCAATTTGAATAAATCATCAGTTGATATTTTATTTTTCAAATAAATATTTCTTTTTTTATTTAGTTCAGGTTTATTATTTTTAAAATATTCTTTATTATATTCTTTGATTTTTTCTTTATTGTTATTATAATATTCTTTCTTTTTTTCTAATATTGTTTCTCTGTTGCTTTCTGAATATAATTTTTTGGTATCTTTTATTTTTTCTTTATTCTCAATATTATATTTATTTTGTTTCTCTTTAATTATTTCTTTGTTATCATTGAAATATTTTTTTTGATATTCTTTATTTTTTTCAGAATTTTTATTTCTATACTCTTTTATTTTTTCAGAATTTTTATTTCTATATTCTTTTGCATATTTGTTATTATCTACTTTATTTATTCTCATAATATTATTTATCTTTTAGTAGTTGTATAAGTTCTTCTGTTAAAAATGTAATCATTTTCTTACCATCTTTAACTTCTACATCGGATATACCCTTTATTATTGAAAAAATCTGATTACCTTCAATCGTGAGTTTTTTCATATATTCAGATAGCTTATCGTCTTTCTTATGATATTCCATCAATTCTTCAATAAAAACTTTCAAATTTACACCCATCTTATTATTATATTTAATGCACTGAAGTTCATTCTCATCCTTTTCAATGAGAATATACCACAACTTGCTTTTACTCACTTTTATATTTTCCAAAAAAGTATATGCACTTTTAGCTTTAGTGTTTCTTGGCATTTTAGCTACTTTTCCAGTAAATTGAACAATTTTATCGTTATCATTCTCTTGATTATTTATCATTAAATATATTTATTTTTATACATCTATATATTAACATTAAATGGTTCATTTTTGATTAAAATATATTTATTTTTATTTTGAAGTTAAAAAAAGTTAAAACTTGACATTTTATCAAAAAATGCTTCTGATTAGTCTTAAATACATTTTTATTTTAATATATATCATAAATAAAAATGATAATTCTATATAATATCAAAAAAACAATTAAATAACAATGGGTTTAATTCTTAGGCAAGTTAAAGGTAGCAAATTAACTATTCCTGAAATGGACAATAATCTAACATACTTAGAATCACTATCAGGATCAAGTATTGTTAGTGGATTCACTATTAATTCTCAAAATTACATACCATTTTCATCTGGAGGTACATTTCAAAATACTCCTATATTTGTATCAGGAAATACTATTTTACCTAATATGATAGATTTCTCTGGTTATACAGCAAATATTAATATAGGAGATTTTAATAATAGGTTCAATAATATTTGGGGTAATGATGTACATGTTGGTGGTGGCTCATTATATATGAATGATGAATTGATAATAACTACTGAAATAATAACTGGAGCAACAATAAATTTGTATGCTATATTATTTAATACAGGATTGACATCTCCTCCTAATATCATTGGTAGCTTATTTTATAATAATGAAGAAAGTTCTATATCGTATTATCCAGATATTGCGCAAAATGTTGTTGTAAATGTTGGACAGCAATTGTATTTAAGAACATATAATATTTCTGGAAATCAAATTAATAAAGGCGACGTTGTTCATATCGCATCTAATTTTAATAATTTACCTGCAATAACATTGGCATTAGCATCAAATGGGTTGTGTGATGTAGATGGAGTAGCAGCAGCAGATATACCAAATGACGGAGTAGGGTTAGTATTGACTAATGGTATATTATCTGATATTGATACATCAATGTATAATGTAGCTGACATCCTTTATTCGTCTGATATATACAGCGGTAAAACGACAACAGATTTATTATCATTAAAATTTGACAGTAGAATAAATAAAGTAGGATTTGTTATTAGTAAAAATTCAACCAAAGGTAAAATATTCATTAAAATTACTAATGAAGTACCAAATATTGGATTTGCTAAATCTAATTATATTCAATTTAACACAGGACTAACATCACCACCTAATATTCCAGGAGGATTGTTTTATAATAATACTGACGATTCTATATCTTATTATTCAGATTTAGAAAACAATGTTTCTGTAAATGTTGGACAACAATCATATCTTAAAATATATAATAATTCTGGAAATCAAATTAGCAAGGGTAAAATTGTACACATATCTTCTGCTATTAATGGAATACCAACAATAGATTTGGCATTAACATCTCCATCATATATTAATTTATCTGATGCTGATGGAATAACAGTTTCTGATATTGAAACAAACTCATTTGGATTAATATTAATATCTGGAATAATTAAGAATTTAAATACATCTAGTTATAATGTTGGTGATATGCTATATCTATCTGATACAATTAGTGGAGATATGATTAATAATATTAGTTATTTAAATTTAAATAGCAAAATTAATAAAATTGGATATGTTATTGAATCTAATTCATTGACTGGTAAAATATATGTAAGTATAAACAATGAAAATACTAATCATTGTACATCTGGTATAGATGGAACATCAGGCGCAAATGGAACATCAGGTGCGAATGGCGCAAATGGAACATCGGGTGTGAATGGCGCAAATGGAACATCAGGGACTAATGGAACATCAGGATCAAATGGTGCAAATGGAACATCAGGGACTAATGGAACATCAGGATCAAATGGCGCAAATGGAACATCAGGGACTAATGGAACATCAGGTGTAAATGGAACATCAGGAACTAATGGAACATCAGGAAGTTCAGGTACAAATGGAACATCAGGTATACATGGAACATCAGGAAGTTCAGGTAGTTCAGGTAGTTCAGGAGCAAATGGTAGTTCAGGTACAAATGGAACATCAGGTTCAAATGGATTAAGTGGAGATAAATACACAACATTTTCTAATAGTACATTAGAAATAGTATCTGGTGGTACAATATCATTTTTTGTCGAAACTGGTTTATCATTATCCTCAGGACAAGATATTATAATAGCTCATGATTCATCAAACTACATGATTGATAAAATATTATCATACGATAAAATAACAGGTGAAATTTTCTCAAATATTTCATCATCTATTGGTAGTGGTATATACAATTATTGGACAATATCATTAAATGGCGCACCAGGAAAATCAGGCACAAATGGAACATCAGGCACAAATGGAACATCAGGAGCAAATGGTACAAATGGAACATCAGGAAGTTCAGGAACAAATGGTACATCAGGCACAAATGGAGCAATTGGTACATCAGGTGCAAATGGTACATCAGGTGCAAATGGTACGAATGGTACATCAGGAAGTTCAGGTATTAATGGTACATCAGGTGTAAATGGTACAAATGGAACATCAGGTTTAAATGGAACATCAGGTTTAAATGGAGCAAATGGAACATCAGGCACAAATGGAACATCAGGCTCAAATGGAGCAAATGGAACATCAGGTATCAATGGTGCATCAGGAAGTTCAGGAACAAATGGAACATCAGGGACAAATGGAACATCAGGAAGTTCAGGAACAAATGGAACATCAGGAATACATGGAACATCAGGCACAAATGGAACATCAGGAAGTTCAGGAACCAATGGAACATCAGGAAGTTCAGGAACCAATGGAACATCAGGCACAGGATTTAATTCAGTTACTAATTATGCTGATAATCGTGTGTTGACATCAGATGGTACATCTAATGGAGTATATGCTGAGAGTGGATTAATATACACAGGAACTATATTGTCTGTGACTGGAACTACTATAATATATGGAGATATTACTGGTTCAACAATCACA